GTCTAAAATTGCTACTTTAATAGGAGACATAAAATATTTTGATGACATCAAAGAAATTAATGATTTAGCAATTCAAAGGGGAACAACACCTTTTTTAAGAACTGCTGAAGATTTAGAGGATGCAGGTGTAAACGCTCTTAAAGAGGACGGATCATTAAGAGAAACACTTCAAGCACAAAGCCCCAATACTGGCGAAGTAATTGAGTATGCAAAGTTTGATGATATGTCTGGTGCATTAAAAGATACTTATGCTCCAAAAATTTTCGTTGATGCTGTTCAGGGTGCATCAAAAGATTTTGTAGGATTTCTTCCTGACATTTTAAGAAACACTTACAAAGGATTGTTAGGTTTAAAAACTGTTGGGCAGTACAACAAAACTTTATTATCAATTAGTGCTCACATAAGAAACAATACCAGTGCCCCAATATTTGCAGCAATGAATGGAAACCTTGGTCCTTCTGCTAATTTTATAAAAACTTTTAAAGAAGTATTTGCTGGAGTTATTGACCCAAGAAACAAAACAAAGTACCAAGAACAAATCAAAGAAGCTAGAGACTATGATGTTGTAGTCGGAAGATCAGTGCAGTTAGAAGAAATAACTGACTTAGCATCTTATGCAGCAGAAGATGTTGCTTTAATGAAAAAATTACAATCAAACGGCCTTGTAGATAGAGTACAAAAAAATGTTTTAAAACCAATAGAAAGACTTTATACAGGTGCAGATAATGCTGCTAGGTTATTAAACTGGAATGGTGAACAAGCAAAACTTTTAAGTGCGATTGATAATTCATTAGATGACGCTGTGATTCCTGTCAATGCGATAAAGAATTTTTCTGATCCCGACATTCAAAAACTTATTCAAAGAGAAACAGATGATCAACTTGGAGCAGTAGTTAAAGTTGGTGATTTAAAATCATCCGGGTTTGTAGATAAATTTGTAAAAGCTGAAGCTGCTAACATAGCCTTAGATGTAACACCTACTTATTCTAGAGTCCCGGAGATAGTTAAAACATTAAAATTCATACCTGTATTTGGTAACTTCTCATCTTTTCCTGCTGAGATATTTAGAAACACAGGCAACACAATCGAAAGATCGATTAAAGAATTAGCAAGCAGTAATCCTGAATTGCAAAAAATAGGTATGAGAAGAATAACATCTGCATTAGCAACAACAACTGCAATTCCAGCTGGGTTAGTAGCAGCAGGAACAGCCTTGACAGGTTCAAGTCAAGAGCAAATAGATGCTTACAAAAGATCCTTTGCTGCACCTTGGGAAAAAACAGCTACATTAATTCCTATAGAAACAGATGCAAATGGAAATATAACAAGCTTTATAAATTATAGTTATACCAACCCTTATGACACATTACAAAGACCCATAAAGGCAATAATAAACGCTTATCAAAATGGAGTTAAAGATGAGGCAAGTCTAGGCAAAATAGCATTTGATTCTTCATTCGATTCAATTGCAGAAATAACAGATCCATTTTTATCTCCAAGTCTTTCAGCTGCTGCGGTTGCTGAAGGTTATGTAGGAAAAACAGAAACCGGCAAAATTATTTGGAACGAATCAGATTCATTAGGTGAAAAAATTGTGAAGGGACAAGCACATATATTTAATTCCATAGCCCCTACTGCTCTTCCTTTTACCATTCAAACAGACGCTGAAGGAACTAAATTTGTACCAAAAGATTTTATTACTGCTGCTGGTTCTTTAGTTACAGGGGAAGATGATTTAATTAGTCCAAAAGGTAGACCCATTGATGTAGGAGAAACAATGTTACAAGCTTTTACAGGTGTTAAAGCTATAAAGCCACAGCTAGAAAAATCTTTATATTATAGAGCAGCAGAATCTAAAAGAGCCATAAGAGAAACAACTAACGAATTTAACAGATTGCTCAGATCAAACACTGAGCAAGATGCAGAAACTTTCGTACAAGGATATATCAACACCAACGAAAACAGATATAGGTCTTTAAGAGATCTTTACAACGCAATTGAAGATGCACGTTCTCTTGGTTTAACTGAGATGGAGATTAGAAGACAATTAAAAGTTGCTAAAGTTGCTGACAGAAGTTTGGTTATGAGAGGAATATTTAAACCAATGGATGTAAATCCAGAGGTGTTGAGATTCGCAAGAAGAGCTATTGAAGGCAAAGCTAAACAACCAGTTCCAAGATCACAGTTGTCAGCACTTAGAAGAGATTTAAGACAAGGTTTACAAGGACGATTTATAAAACCTGGTGTAGAATCTTCAAGCCCACCTGTTAGAACAGCATCAAACGTTCTCAGAGAGGAAGAAATAAATAAATTACTTAAAGGATCACCTTAAGCTTGAAAATAGATTTACCGTTAGAGATAAACTACTCTAAGAAAAAGAAGTTTATCCTTAACCTTAACAACTACCGCAACGCTCATTACCGGGTGTTGTCTACAGCTAAGAAGCTTTACTCAGATGAACTCGTGCCTAGACTAAAAGGCTTTGATAGTTTCTCTGAGCCAGTTACCCTGACCTACACCTACTATGCTAGAAGCAACAGAAGACTAGATATAAGTAATCCTTGTTCCATCATAGATAAGTTTGCGTGTGATGCTTTAGTTAAGGCTGAGATCCTAGAGGACGATAGCTTCAATCAGATCAAACAGGTGGTGTATATATTTGGTGGTGTGGATAAAGACAATCCAAGGTGCGAGCTAGAGATAACTAAAACGGAACTCCCGTCTCAACCCAAGGCTTGATCTTTACTATCGTTCCTTGCAAAGACTTCTTAATCCAATCAGCTTTCTCTAATACATCCATAGGGAACCCGGAGTTAACAACTTGAATTAGTTCTTCACTAGAATAAAAACTATTCTCATCAGAATGTTTATTAGCTGGAACGTTAAGAAATCTAAAGCCATCTTTCTCATACAAAACCATATCTTCATCTTTCTCTATAAGCGTAGCTGGTATTAGTTCTGGAATGTAATTGTGACGATTGCATCCTTTGGTTTGACGATCAGTATTGATCTTCTTGTCGTGTTGAGTGCAATGCCAATGAGCATCTCCTTTTTCTATATCTACTTTTGCGAACCGACACGAGCGACAGTGGATCTTTGCTGGTAATGCTCTACCCAAATAAGAAGCTTGTTGAGCTGGAGTCATGTAACTGCGAATGCGATAGTCAGTCTCAGGTATGTAGTTCTCTGGTGGTGACTCAGATAGCAAAACGTTTTTAGCCTTATCCATCAATGTATCAAATAAATCCTTATCAAACTCTACAATCTCAGTATATAAGTCTGAGTTGTTCTTGTTGTAGACAATAGCTATGGCATGTTTGAACTTAAATAAACCCATGTATAAATGTAACTGAGCAGCGTATTCATCAGACCACTCGCAGTAACTTCCTAGCTTATTTAGATTGTTAAACCGATTATCGTTAGCTGTCTTAAACTCTAGCAAATAAGCGTTCTCTTGATCTAATCCTGGAAGATTCTTAGCAACACCGTCTATATGGCCTTTAACGTGCCCTCCTAGGGCTTTTGTTTCAAACTGCTTGCCATGCTTATCTACGTCATAAATCGTTGCACCAGGTATCTTTCTGAGCTTTTTAATAAGGTCATCCTCTACAACGTTACCTAGATCCAATAGACGCAATACTCTAGGCTCCCAATCTTCTGGCATCAACCAACGATAACGCATCCAGACTAAACGTTGATTAGGATTACCAATCCCACTGATACCTAAGTAAAATCTTTGATGTCTTTCTTCGTCTAGTTCAACCTGATCTAGTAAATCATGAACGATTGTCATAGCTTTATTCTCTCATTCTTTTTGTTTCTGATACCAATGACATTTTCATACTGACCTTGCTTTTGCACAACTATTTCAGCTATAGAATCAAAGGCTCCATTGTTTATTAATTCAGCAGCCATCCATGCTTGTTTCGGAGATCCCCATTCGTTAGTAATCTTCTTCCATTTACGCACGGCCATGTTGTGTGCAGTGGGGTGTCCAAACATAAGGGGCATCTTCTTAGGAAAGAACTCATCATTAACTGTAAAGATTACCTGACAGTATTCACTGCCGTTCTTAGACTTAGTTACTTGTGCATATATATCTCTTACAGGTTTGAATACAGGTTTGGATCTAGCTTTCTCATCTGAAAGCACAGCTTGCTTTTCCGCTTTGGTTCTTTTAGCTACCTCTCTTTCTTTCTTAGTCCACAGAGATTTAGTTTGCTTTGACTCAAAAATCTGTCCACATTCAACACATGCTTTAGCTGATGGTGAGTTGATTGTGTTGCAAGAAGCACATATCTTGGGACGGTATCTGTTTTCAGACTCGCCGGGCGAAACCTCATCCAAGCATCCATGTCTAGCAACGTTCTCGCCATAATCTAGAAGCAAACAGTTCGTCTTGTCTTCGTGAATTCTCATGCCTCTACCGCACATCTGAACGTACAGTCCTACGCTTTGTGTTGGTCTAAGTAAAGCTATGCAATCTGTCCTGGGGGCATCCCAACCTTCTGTAAGCACACCGACATTACAAAGAGCGTGTATCTTGCCAGACTCAAAGTCAGCAAGCGTTTGACTACGTTCTTTGTTAGGTGTCTCCCCGGTGATAACAGCAGAGCTGATACCATACTGCTTTAGATACTGTGTCATCTTCTCAGCGTGTAAGACTGATACACAAAAGAATACTGTTGCTGTTCTACCTTTAGTGTAAGCGTTATCAATCCAATCACTTACAACTTCTATTATGGTTTCATCTACCATAGCTACTTCTTCTAGTTCTTTCTCCCTGAAGTCTCCATTCTTAAACTTCAAGCTGACAGATCCAGCATCAATAATAGCCTTGTCGTTCACAGCATAGGCAGAGAGCCTACATAAATAGCCCTCCCTGATCAGTTCAGGTATAGATACACTGTAGGCTAGACCTCTAAAGAAATGATCCTTACGCTTGCCGTATATGTATCCTTGACCCATTCTGTATGGTGTTGCAGTACAACCCATAACTTTCATGTCTCCACGATCAGATAACTCAGCAATAATCTTTTGATACCTGGTGTGTGATGTAGGCGGTACGTTGTGTGCCTCATCTATAATCATGTAGTCAAACTTGCCAACCTTGGCTAGTCTTTTGGGTGAAGCCAATGTATCTCTACTAGCTATCAGTATCTGTGCATCATGCTCAAAACGTTTCATTCCAGCTGCTAACACTCCCACCGGGGCATCAGGCCATACAGACTTAAGTTTCTTCTCTGCTTGGTCTACTAGCTCTTTTCTGTGTGCAAGAACAACAAACCTAGCTCTAGGATCTTTAGCCAACACTTCTTTGATGAAGTGAGAAAAGATAATTGTTTTACCGGCTGCCGTTGGCAGTGATATTAAAGCGTGTTCGTTGGCTGGTTTAGTTTCAAACCAATGGTGTAGGGAGTTGATCGCATCCCTTTGGTAGTATCGTAACTGCATTAATGTATAGATCCATTCTGCACTTCGTAGAAATCAAACATTCTTTCTATAATGTCTGGATCTATATCACCGCTTTCTAGCTTTGTAAGTAACATTCCAGATATGGCACTTAAAGCATCTTGTGTGCTGAGTGAATGTTTGAACACTAACTCAAGGGCAAATTGTAATAAGACCACGATCATGGTTTGTATATCTAGATCAAGTGATTCCCACTTCTCTATGTTTTTATTTAGATCCAACATAATTTGGTCTAAAGTTTCTTTGTCAAATTGATTTTTCATGTATTAAACTATAACTTATAAGGCGAGCAGTAGCTAAAGTATTACTCAGGTCGTTGAGAGCATTAGCTACTACTCGGTATTTCATCACAAAGTCCCTCTCTCTCCTGACCTGTATACAGAACTCTGCAATGAAATTCTTTTACTTGTCCCAATCAAACCCATCGTCATCGTCATCAGTAGATGCGACAGCTTCGACAGGTGTTTCCTGGACAGGTTCTGATTGTTGAGGTGCTGGTGTTGAATCACCTTTTGGATTGAATTTAGCGATGACATTCTTATCATCCCATTTCGTACCATCACCTTTGTCTCCACCAATCTCTATTTTAAGAGTAGCATCAAAAGGTACGTTCATCATGGATTCTAGAGCTTCAAGATTGAAGTTCTCAACATCAGGATCTAAGCCCATAGCTTTTCTCCAATTACGTATCTTGCCTTTGGAAACGTTAAGGCCGTTACCTTCAAGCATAAAGTTCTCCCAAACTTTTCTGCCAGCGTATTGAGGACCAATAACTTCAAAGGTAATATTAATCATCTTATGATTATTGGCTTTACTCTTTTTAGATTCCCAAGTCTGTGCAACCATTTCATAGTCACCTGCTGGCATGGGACCTATAGAACTTGCATCAAGTTCTTCAACATCAGTTAAATTAATTTCAAAATCACTCATTTTTTTACTCCTGTTTTAGATTTTAAAGATTCTTTTAAAGCAGTCATGAAGGCACTCCACTCTAGTTCTAAAGGGGCACTCCCCAAATCAACTCTAGACTTAGCGTCAAACGAGGCTGCATACTTGTGAAACAACTTACGTTTGCCGTAAGACACACCTCTCGTTGTTTCTTTAAAGCCCTGTCCACTTGTACGAGTTGTAACTTCGTAGTTCGCAAACAGATTAAAATCTACCCATTCCTTTATCATTGCTGATACTTTCTTGTGTAGATTCAATTCCCAACGATCATAAGGTTCTCTCTCAGGATCGTTAAAAGTTCTTATGGATACATGCGATAACAAGATGACATTCATCTTTCTTTTCGCACCCAGGTCATCGAACATATGTAGCAATGTACGGTATAGTTCAGATGCTTCTGTGTATCCTTTACCGAAACCCAAAGCCTCGATTGATTTGACTGAATGATTTTGACACACCTTCTGATGTATCAGTTTCTCAGCCCAATCTGTGGTATCAAAGACTAAAGTTTTGTAGTTGTGTTCCTCATGCAACAATGTATTAACTTGTTTCAATACGTCATCATATGTTTGACACAAAGGAAAAGATGGTACGTCAATAAAGTTTGTACCATCTTCTGTCTTAATAAATATTGGTCTGGGTGCTTGTGAGGCAAAGGTACTTTTACCAATACCGTTAGTCCCGGACACATTGATCTTTAATGTAGGCACTTTAATTCCTGTCTCTACTGTATCTAATAAACTCATTTATCTATCCTCCTCTTGTATGCTTGCTAAAAGATCACGCCTGATTTCGAGTTTGAGATCCTTTGGCAGTTTGGTTTCAATTACAAGGTCTGACAACTTAGGCTTATACGTTTTATGAAAATAAGCTGGCCTTAACGCCTCGTTTTTGTATCTCCACCTGACCTTTTCTGGGTGTAGATCTGATTCAAAATAAAACGAATTTTTTAAAAGCTCGGTAGCTCTATCCATTTCCTTACTCATTTCTTACCTCCCTTCAATGGATCTATGAAAGATATGTATGGCCTTTCATTAATCTTAGTTTGCAATCCCTCTTGTATCTTTTCAAATACATCTTGGTTCTCTTCCTCAATCTTTTTAGACATGGCTGTGTCTTCAACGAACTGTGTCTTGAATGGGAAAAGATTTTTGGGTATGTCTTTCTTTACTTTGGATAAGAACTCCTGATCCCAGGATCTAGTAACTCTGTATTGCAACCTTATATCTAAAGGTATCACGTTATCTAAAGGGACTCTGGTAGATCCACCTGTATTAGAAAGTTTCTTAATATGCTTTTGTATCTCAGGACGAGAAGCAATTTCTTTATCTAGCTCTGCACTAGCTTGTTTTAGTTCAGCTTGCTTTGTTAAATTCTTTTTCTTTTCCTTCAACAAATCCGCAAGGCAAAGGTCTGTAATTTTTTTATTAGTCATGGACTCTCCTGTTATTAGACACAGTAATAATAAACGCTTGAAATTTTATGTCAAGAGAATACTTTACATTTAGTAAATAAGGATTTATTATTGCAATCAGACACGTTTCTTGGATTGCTATGTTCCAATTATTAATGACCGATTTGCATAGCAAGTTTCGCTCGTCACCCAGAATCAAGGAGCGTGTCGCTAGATTAAGAATAGGAGAGACATGAATTTAAAAAACTACATTGAGAAGAGGGGCGAAGAACCTTTAGCCAAAGAACTTGGTGTGTCAGTAGATACAATAAGATCCTGGAGATACGGCAGTAGACAACCCTCAGTAAACCAAGCAAAGAAACTTATCAAGTTAACCGGACATGCTCTCGATTGGGAAGGCATATACGGACCTGTAGAGGCGTAGTATGTCTCTCGATTTACAATTCAATCTCGTTGGAGACGAGATCGATGATAAGTCACGCAAAGATATGTTGGCTTCATATTATGAAAACAACTTTCATCTTATACCTTGTGGTTCGAGGGACGATGTAATACCAGATTATTTCAAAGCGAGACATCCCAACGAGGAAGAAGATGTTCTTATCAAACGATGGTCGAAGACTCCTAGAGTAAAATGGTCTGACTACATAACCAATCAACCAAGCAAAAGAGATATAGGCAGTTGGTACAAACAGTTTCCCAAATGCAATTGGGCTGTTGTAACAGGTATCACTTTTGTTGTATTAGATGCAGACTCGCAAGAGGCTTGTGAATTTGTAGAGTCAGGCAAGATTACAAGAACGCCTTTGAAACAAAGAACGCCTCGTGGTGGCTATCATTACTTCTACGCAATCAATCCCAATCTTACAATCAGAAACACAACGGGCAGACTAGACATCAGGGGTGAAGGTGGCTACGTCATGGTAAGCCCATCAAATAAATACATGTTTGAAACTGTAGACAACATCATCATAGATTCTATAGATGATTTACCTGTGCTGAATAGTCAGGACATGAATGAGATTTACGATTTCAATAACGATGGCAAGATCAATTTAGATAATAAGACACCTCTATCTCTAGATGGTGTGCAATCTGGAATGCGTAACGATACGCTGGCAAGATTGGTAGGCAAATGGATTCTAGAAGGTTGGGGTATGCGAGAAGTCATCATCAAAGCATTGGATTGGAATCAGACCAATACGCCCCCCATGAGTGTGCAAGAAGTTTTACATACAACCAACAGTATTTGTTCAGGACATATCAAAAGAAACCAAGAAGATACAGACGTTGGCATATTGAAATGGAATACAAGCCAATGGCAGATAACATTAGCTGACGAACTCAAAGAGATTATGGATCAGGAGGATCCAATAGACCAACAGAAGAAACAGAAGGTGGTCGAAAGAGATCCGTTAGGTTTAAAAACATTTAACGATCCCTTTTGGGATGCAATGGACTCAAGCCGTATTGAACAGTTTTGGGGTGATGCTTTTGTCTTTGAACAATCAAGAGTATTGCTTCTTGGTAAACCCAAGATAGGTAAGTCACATTGGCTAGGAGCATTCGCTGCATCTGCCACGACAGGCACAGAGTTCATGGGTAAGCAGTTCTCTAGACCTTTGAAGGTCATGTGGTTACAGGCAGAGATTATTCACGAGTTCTTAAAACAAAGAATAGAAATGTATTATAGGCCTTATCATCACGACCCAGAGCTATACAACTTAGGCAAATCAAACCTGATAGCATCAGGCAGACTAAGAAAGAACATTATGAGAGATGGCGACATGGATGCTATAGCAGAGAGTATTGAGTATCATAAGCCTGACTTATTAATGATTGATCCTATTATTAACTTCTTCAGTGGTGAAGAAAACTCTAACTCAGAGATTCACGAGATGTTATCAAGGGTTGATAAACTCATAGAACTATTCAAGGTAGCAGTAATCATTGCTCACCATACAGGTAAAGAAAGGGCAGATGATTTGTCGTTCATGTCTGCTCGTGGTGGTAGTGCATTTGCTGGTTGGATGGATTCAGGTATCAAACTGTCAGGTACAAAGCCAAACGTATCATTGTTCTACGAGGCAAGAAACGCAAGAGAGCCTGATCAACATTTAGCTTACTTTGACTTTGAGCGTGGCTTCTTCAGAGTGGTAGATGCACAAGACAGTCCTGATGAAGTAGAGATAGCTAGAGTCATAGCTGGAGCGATGAGTTCGTATAAGTTCTATACAAGGCAAGACCTAGAGCTGTTGGCTAGAACTGCATTGAAAGAGAAAGACCTAGCTTCAGGAGAAAGAGCAGCAAGATATGGTGTATCACATGTTCAAAAGTATCTTGGAGATAAAGTAAAGACACATAGCGTACCTGGTAAGAACACTTGGTATTACTTAGAAGATAATCAAATGGAGAAACCTTGGAATAAAGATGATTAAGATATTACATGGTAGTTGTTTAGACAGACTTAAAGATCTAGAAGATCAATCTATTAATACTTGTATTACTTCTCCGCCTTATTGGGGGTTGAGAGACTATGGCGAAGGCAAACAGTTAGGTTTAGAAGAAACACCTGAAGAATTTGTTAATAACTTAGTTGAAGTGTTTAGAGAAGTAAAACGAGTGTTGCGAGATGATGGCACAGTTTGGTTAAATCTTGGTGATAGTTACGGAC